ATGTATAAGGCGTTAGATTATAAAGTGTTAGCAAGTAATTTGTGCATCGAAATCTCATTGTATTCTGATGCAAAGGTTACTTTCACTTGTGTTTTATCCTCTATGAACGTAGCAAAATACAATGAGTGGAAAGATACAGATGCAGTGTTTTGGGCTACCGTGTTTTTAGACTGTGTGGCGGAAGAATTTATTCAAAAGGCTAAACTTATCCCTGGCTTAGAGAAAGCTGTTAAGTTTACTGAAAGAGGACGTGCGCTAGGCTTAGGTCAATGTGGATTTCATACATTACTACAGCGCAACAAAATCCCATTTGAGTCATTAGGTGCGCATTATCTTAATGTAGAAATTGCTAAACACATTAATGATAAACAAGTAGAAGCTTCGCAGTGGATGGCGGATAAATTAGGCGAACCTAAATGGTGTGAGGGTTATGGCGTTAGAAATACTCATCTAAGTGCTATTGCTCCAACTAAGTCAACGGCAGTTCTGATGGGTGGTGTTAGTGAAGGTATTAATCCTGACCCTGCTATGGTGTTCACCCAAACCACTGCAGGTGGTGAAATGGAACGCATTTGTCCAGAGTTTTTAAAATTAATGAAATCAAAAGAACACTATAACAAATCAACCATTCGTTCTATTATTGATAAGTTTGGTTCTGTTCAACATTTAACATGGTTATCAGATGAAGAAAAAGAAGTATTTAAAACTGCATTTGAAATTAATCAAGAAGTTGTGATTAGATTAGCTGCTGCTAGACAAAAATATGTGTCTCAAGGACAGTCATTAAACTTGTTCTTTAGTGCGGATGAAGACCCTGCATGGATTTCACACATTCATAAACTAGCATTTGAGAATGAAGGTATATTAGGTCTATATTATATCACTACTATGGCTGGCGTTCATGCATCAAAAGAATGCGAAGCGTGCCAATAAATAACCAACATGCAAATAGATATTAACGAACCACTTATTAGGGTAGAATGTGTAGAGTGTAATCACACATTCTTTCCTGTTAATTTCTCTGGCGATGAAGTGCTTTATTGTGTTCATTGTGGAAGTGACGAAATTGAAACATACGAGGAAGAAGAACTAGATGATTAGCGTAGGAATAGATTATTCTATTTCTTCTCCTGCTGTATGTGTACACACAGGAATCGAGGAATTTACATATGATGCGTGTAAATTCCTCGCTATTCCTCCATTTAAGAAAAGAACTCCTTTTGCAGAGTCTTACAATAACAAGTTTTACTTTGTAGAGAACTTAGGCGCTGGTGGTTTCCCTATACAAAGGATGCTACACCTAGCCAATACTTGTGCAGACTTTATTAGAATATATGGCGGCGATAGCTACTGTGTAGAGGGATACTCGTTCGGTGGGAATGGGCAAGTATTCCAGTTAGCAGAAAACTGTGGTATTATGAAGTCTAAGTTGCATGAGTATAATGTTAAACAGACTGCAACGCCTACTCCTAGTGAAATTAAAAAGTTTGCTACTGGTAAAGGTAATGCTAAGAAATATCACATGGTTGAAGCGTTTAAAGAAGAAACTGGTGCAAACTTGTATGACATATTTGAGTTAGAGTGTAATCCAATTAAGTATAGTATGAGCAACATACCAAGTCCAATTGATGATATTGTGGATGCGTACTTCATATGCAAGATGCATCATGTAATGTTGGCAAACGATAAATAGTAACAAACAAGTTTTAGGAGAAATAATATTATGGCACGAGCTAAGAAAGAAGTAGCTAAGAAAGAAGAACCTGTACAAGTTGTTGTCGAAGAAGTGGTAGTCGAAGAGCCTGTACAAGTAGAAGCAGTTGAAGAAAAGCCTACTAAGAAAGGTTCTTTTGATGCATGGTGGAAAGAAAAAGGTGTTGTAATGTTCCGTGACGGACATGCTGCACGTGGTTTAGTTATTATTGCACTACATGACAGTGACAGTAAACTAAGCTTCCAAGAAGTAGTTGCTAAGCATACTGACTTGATCGACTTGATTAAAGCTAATGATGCAGAAGGCGCAGCTAAACTAGCTTATAACGCGAAGTAAGACTTACCCAACAAGGAAGATTTGCGTTCAAGGGTGTTGATAGAAATATCAACACCCTTTTTTGTTTGCATTAAACCCTCCTTTCCTATAGCATTGCGAACATGAAAACATTTAAAGACTTCATTAATGAAATGTCTCGCCCTAGAAAGGACGCCGTTAGATATGTAGAAGGCGTTCAATCAACAGTACAAGAACACTTATGGAAAGTTTATGCCTATGGTGACGATAATAAAAATGATGTAACTGGTTGGTATATTTCATTATCCAAACATGTGAAGAGATTTCGTGTAATGAATGTAGGCAAGAAAAGTCCTAATTTAACTAAACCTTATCTGATGAAGAAGTTTGTAGATGAATTATTTGAAGTGCAAGACGTTAAACAACTTGCAACTATGTTCACCGATGATTATGGTAAACTAAACACTCACTTACTTGTAGCAACAAAGGAAATTCGAATTATTGCAGAACGATATGTAGAATTCATGTTAGATAAAGAAAGCACTACTACCAAAGTCAATCATTCGAAGGTGTTCAATGAAAACATTTAAAGACTTTATTAATGAAATGTCTCGCCCTAGAAAGAAAGTAGTTTCTTTTGTAGATGGCATTCAAGATACTGTTCAAGAACATTTGTGGAAAGTTTATGCTTATGGTAAGAATAACCCAGAACCTTTAACGGGTTGGTATATTTCATTATCCAAACACGTTAAACAATTTAGAATTATTAATGTGAAGAAGGGTGGCGTAACACTAAACAAGTCTTATATGATTAAACATATAGTAGACGAGTTATTTGAAGAGCAAGATGTAAGACAGTTAAGACTTGTTTACATGGATGAATATGGCGACATAGATAAGATCGTTCTTGTAGCAACAAAGGAAATTAGAATTATTGCAGAGCGATATGTAGACTTCATGTTAGATATGAACAATATTAACACAAAAGTCAATCATTCGAATGTGTTCAAATAGGTGCTTGCAATAACATAACCTTTCCTATAGTATTGCGAACATGAAAAAGTTGATTAGTTTATTTGAAATGGTAGGAGACACGATTTTATCAGACCCTTTCACTAAAAAGGTTGTTGGTAAAGAAACAATCTTAACTTCATATCCTTCCATAGGAGCAGATAAGTTTAAGATTGTGTTTTCTGTGAAAGATGATGTGTTAGATATTTCTTTTTATGTAGAATTAGAAGGAAAGTGGACTCATCGAATAACTGCCTCCAAATCTAATTCCGCTTACAAGATATTAGGCATGGTTAAGAATAGCGCAATATCCATAATGAAAGATTATGATGTTAAAGAAGTGCATTTCATAGCTAAGAGCAACGAAACTACTCGTGTTAGATTATACGAATTGCTATTAAAGAAAACCGCTAAGCAGCTTAGAAAGAAAGCTATAATTGAATTAGGTGTAGATGATAGCTACATTACTTACAAATTAATAAGAAGATAGTGCTTGCAATAACATAACCTTTCCATTAGCATTGCGAACATGAAATAAAACGAACTCGGAGATTAACATGTGTAAAGCAGTACAGCGTCCAATTTTAGTAGAAAGTTTAGTAGAAGCAAAACGTGTAATGGAAGCGGCGAAGAAAGAATATGAAGGTATTCAAGCTAAGCTAATTGCTAACATGAATTCTGCTGGCATTAAGACGGATGATATTGATGGCGTAGCTAAAGTGACCATGGTAACGACTAGCGTGTTAGATAAAGTTGCTATTGCAGGTAATCAACTATGGTTAGAGCTAAAAGCTAAGGCTGATTTAATTGCTGCCGACCGTAAAGAAATTGAGAAGGACTATAAAATTCCTTCTAATACGCCTTATATCAAACTTACCTTGAAATAACGAGAAGGTGTTTGATCACATGCGTAGCTGAACCACTGAAGCTTCTGTGCTTGTTGAGTCGCGCTCAACCTAACGAAAAGATAAACAGTAGGTGACTGCTAGGAGAGACTAGCATTTATTGTTGATGGAACACACGGGAACCAAAGGGAGCAATAGGCACAGCTTTGGTGACATTCGATATGTGTTGTGGAGTAGCTACCACTGTGAACTGTCAGAAGACCGTAGGTGAACCTGCAGATACAGAACTGATAAAATACGTGTTTCATCAACAATAAATAGCAACATGGCAGCACCTAAGAAACCTAGTGTTCATCGCGGCAATGATTTAATTCGCGGACACAATACCAAATACTCATTCACTAAAGAAGAACTCTTAGAATATAAGAAGTGTCGTGATGATGTAGTTTACTTTTTAGAAAATTACATTTATATCATTAACTTGAATGAAGGTAAGGTTTTGTTCAAACCATACGAGTTTCAAAAAGAAATGTTAGCAACATACTCTAATCATAATAGAGTTGTTGTAGTCACTGGGCGGCAGCAAGGGAAAACGATATCTTGTGCTGCCTTCCTTCTATGGTATGCTTTATTCAATAAAGATAAAACTATTGGTGTATTAGGTAATAAGTTAGCTACAGCAAGAGAAATTCTTTCTCGTATTAATTTAATGTTAGAACATTTGCCTTTCTTCTTGCAACCAGGTTGTCGAAACATTAATAAAGGAACTATAGAGTTTTCAAATGGCTCAGAAGTATTTTGCGCCGCCACTTCTTCTAGTAGCATAAGAGGAAAAAGTTTGGATGTTGCATACCTTGATGAATTTGCGTTCGTTGATAATGCAGAAGAGTTTTACACTTCCACATATCCTGTTATTTCCTCTGGCAAGAACACAAAACTAATAATGACATCAACTCCTAATGGGTTTAACTTGTTTCATAAGTTTTATTCTGATGCAGTGGAAGGTAAGTCAGAATACGTACCTTTACGATACACATGGAAAGATGACCCTACTAAAGATGATGAATGGGAACGTGTTACAAGAGCATCTGTCTCTGAACAGCAATTTCAACAAGAGTTTGATGCGGATTTTCTTGGCGGTTCTAACACATTAGTTTCTGCTAAGTGTTTAAGTGAACTAGCTATCAAAGCGCCCATTCGTACTGCTAGAGATAACACTATGCACTACTACAAAGCACCAGAAGAAGGTCACACCTATGTACAAGTAGTGGATGTTAGCAGAGGGCGTGGATTAGACTACTCTACATTTTCTGTTATTGACGTCACTTCTAAACCTATGCAAGTGGTAGCTACGTACCGTGACAACACCGTGTCGCCACTTTTATACCCTGATGTGATATATGCCATTGGTCAAGCTTATAACGAAGCGTGGGTGCTTATAGAGATAAATGACATTGGGGAAATGATAGTCGCATCTCTTAATGATGATTTAGAATATGAAAACATTATTCCTGCTATGGATGGTAGTGCTAACTTTGGTGTTAGGACAACTAAGCAAGTTAAGTCCATTGGCTGTTCTAATCTAAAGGATATGCTAGAGGAAAAGAAACTAAACACTAACTGCGAATGGACTATCCAAGAACTATCTAACTTTGTTGCTAAAAGAAACTCATACGAAGCTGACACAGGTAAGCATGATGATATGGTTATGACTTTAGTTTTATTTGCATGGTTAGCTAGACAGCCATTCTTCGAAGAACTGAAAGAAGATAGCAACACACTAAGAGATAGTTTATTTGGAGAAAGCTTAGAAGAAATGGAAGAAAGTCTTGCTCCGTTTGTTGTTATTAATGATGGGATTGAGGAAGATGTTACTGTAGATCATTATGCAGGAAACATTTTGTAAGTAGCAAAATAGCCTATTACATAAATAACATTAACACAAATTTCTATTAAGAAGAAACAATTTTATTAAAGGAGAATAAATATGGGATTTCAAGTCTCGCCAGGTGTTAATTTCACCGAACAAGACCTAACCACGTCCATTGCTGCTGTATCCACCTCTATTGGTGCTGCGGTAGGAATGGCAGAAACTGGACCTGTGGAAGAACGCACTCTAGTTAATCGCGAAGATGTTTTTGTTAGTAAGTTTGGTTTGCCAAACAGCACTAACTATAAAGACTTCTTTTGTAACGCTAACTTTTTAGCATATTCTAACGCCGTTGAGTTTGTACGTGTAGTAGATGATGCTACTGCATTAAACCCTGGTGCTACTATTGCTGTAGCTGCTGGTGTTGTAACGCCAAGTGTTGGTGCTGTATTAGTTAAAAATGCTACTGATTTTGATACACAATATACAGGTGGTTCTTTAACTGCAACAAGTCATTTAGTTGTTGGTAAGTATCCAGGTATCAAACAAAACTCTGTAACGGTAAGTATTGCTGATGCTAGTTCATTTGTTGGATGGTCACACGAAACTGAATTTGACTATGCGCCTACTGGTGATGAGTTCTGTGTTGTTGTATTAGACGGCGCATTGATTGTAGAACGTCATTTTGTTACACGCGATGCTGCAGGTAAAGACTTCGAAGGCAATTCTATCTTCTGTGGCGAATACATTAACCGCGTTTCTAACTACATTTGGTTCAATGAAGCACCTTTGCTAACTACCGCCGCTCCTGCAACACCAAAAGGATATGATAACTTTGCTGCTGTAGATATTGCTATTGGCGCAGGTGCTGATGGTAATGCTATTGTTGATGCAGATTATATGCGTGGATGGGGTTTGTTCACAAATGCAGAATTGGTTGATATTAACTTGCTTATTACTGGTGGCGCTTCTGCTGTTGTTGGTGCATGGGTAGATCAAAATGTTGCACAAGTTCGTAAGGACTGTGTTGCATTCTTGTCACCACAACAAGCAGACGTTGTTGGTAATGCTGCACCTGAAGTTGCTATTGTGGCTACGCGTCAAGCTTTTGGCTCATCTAGCTACTCTACTATGGATGGTAACTACAAGTACCAATACGACCGTTATAATGACGTTTATCGCTGGGTTCCGTTAAATGGCGATCACGCTGGCTTGTATGCATATACAGACTTTGTACGTGACCCTTGGTTCTCTGGTGCAGGTTATAACCGTGGATTTGTTAAGAATGTTACTAAGCTAGCATGGAATCCCGATTTAGCTTTCCGTGATGTTTTGTATAAAGCTAATATCAATCCTATCATTGCTCAAAAGGGTCAAGGTACTTTGTTGTTGGGTGATAAAACACTTCAAACTAAGCCAAGTGCATTTGATAGAATGAATGTTAGACGTTTGTTCATTGTTATGGAGAAAGCAATTTCATCAGCAGCTCGTTATCAGCTTTTTGAGCTTAATAACACTTTCACACAAACTAGATTCAAACAAATGGTTGAACCTTTCTTGCGTGATATTATGGGTCGACAAGGTATTCAAGACTTCCGTGTTATTTGTGATGCTTCTAATAACACTGGACAAGTGATTGATACTAATGGGTTTGTTGCAGATTTGTATATCAAACCCAGCAGATCAATATCGTACATTACGCTTAATTTCATTGCCGTTAAGTCTGCTGTATCCTTTAGTGAAGTTATTGCAAAATAAAAATATTCAGTTCGGCGGGTATAATGCTCGCCGAACTTTAATTCAAGGAGAATTAAAACATGTCAATTGACGCTTTTCGTGCTAGTGTTGCTAACTTCGCTAGACCTACATTGTTTGAAGTATCTTTCCCTGACCTATTAGATGAAAATCTTAAGTTCATGTGTAAAGCTGC